GCTTTCTTATCGTCTTCAACAAATCCATGTGTAGTTGCGAGAATTTTACAATCAGCGTAACCCAAACCATTCATATGGTTTTTATGAATACCTACTTTAGTTCTTATCGCAAAATTAACTTTTCTACCCTTATTGGTAGCATTTAGTTTTGATACCCCTGAGCTTTTTTGATTTCCGAATAAGAACACTAATGCACAAGATAAGTAAATTGACTGTCCTCCCTTTGGTTGTATTCTAGGTTGTCCGAATGGATTATCAGGTAACTCTACCCAAGGTTGGTTTACAAATACCATAGTGTTGGTGTATTCAGATGTGACTTTGCGAGAAGATGTAATTCTCTGAGCCATACCCATACCCCATTTTTCCGATATAATTCTTGCAGTGTGTTGGTTACCTCCTTTTCCTTCATAACTCATCTGACAAGGAATTGTACCAATAGAGTCCCAACAAAACACAATATCGTGTGGTATCTCACCATTTTTTTGGGCGTTTAGAACTTCTGTTACATAGTCAAATGCTTGTTCAATATAATCAAACCCTAACTTATATAATAAAAATCCATCCCAATAACCGATAACCTCACCTGTTTCTTCATCAACCTCTTCAACGTAGTTAGTTTCTAAACCCATTTGTTTAGCGTGTTCAAAACTAAATTTTTGTTCTGTAATGATAAAAACAGGTAAGATACCTTTTCTTTGTGCATCAACCGCAGTTTTGATTAGTGCGGTTGTTTTTCCAGTATCTGAGTGTCCTAAAAGCATGTTAATCTGACCCATAGCAGGACCTGGTATTCCTGTCGCCTTCTGAAAGGCTTCCCCTAGGTCAAAGTACTTTTGTTCTTTGTACTTATCACTAGAGGAAAACTTCTTTCTTATAGACGAAAAATCAGATGCTTTTTTCTTTAGTGGTTGTTTCGCCATATCATCAATTAGAATGGTAATTCATCGTCATCGTCTAAGGATGATACCTCAACATCATTATCAAAATCCTCATCATCGTCATCATTGTTATAGTCTGACTCAAAAGATTTTGTAGTTTCAGTTCTCATCATATTGATTTCTTCTGACAATGAAGCAGTTTCTTTTTCTTCTTTATCTTCTTCTGCAACAAACTTCTTTTGTTCAGAATCCCAAATAGGAGTTTTATTAGTTGCTACAATTTCTAAATATTCATTAGACTTTTTAGCGTATACATCCTTGTGTGATTCTTCATTGTTAAACCATTCGTTTGCATATTCTTTATTCTCAGTAAGAATAGTTACATCATCCGCCATAATAGAATTAACTACACTATGACCTTTATCATTCCTACCTGAAGAAATAATAATATCTCTTCCCTCTCTAGGATCAGTGATATCACCTTTAAGTTTAAACACAGGAATTAATTTATCCATAACACCATCACCTGTCTTTTTGTGTTTAAATCTCCAAAACTTAACTCCGTGATCCTCATTCTCTCTATCAATTCCTTTAACTACGTAGAATTTTCTAGGAATAAATTCTTTTGCTAAGTTTTTAGCTTTCTCAGATCCATCCTCATATAAAGCATCTTTCGCCTCACATAATGGACAATGTTCACCATCATTTAAATGGTTACAATAGATTTTTTCCCATTTTCCGTTTACATTTTTTTCGTGATAGTAAACTTCAGTAAATGGAGACTTACCGTCTTTAGTAGGTAAGATTCTGAAAGTTTTTGTTTGTGTTTTTACCCCTTTAGGTAATTTTTCTGTGAAATACTTTTTAAGTCTGTCTTCACTCGACATTTTGTTTCCACTTTTAGTTGGTTCAGTGTTTTTTTCATACTGAGCCAAAATAGCATCTAAACTGTTACTCATTGTATATATTTTTTAAATTATTAATATACAATATTACGTATAGTTTTTCAAAAAGTCAATAGGTAATAAAAGAAAAACCCCACTTATGTGAGGTTTTAATTAGATATTTTATAATAAATTATTTTTCTTCTTCTTTTTCTGAACCAAACGATGCCCTTATTTCTTTTTCATCAAAATTGTCAACATCACTTTGTGTTAATGTGAATTCTTCTTCCTCCTCTGTTGCCTCATAACCTTCTTTATCTTTCCAATAATCAGTTAATTTAACACTATAAGGGAATGAATCCATCGATCTCATTTCTAACCTCTCCACAGGTGTTGGATTTCGTCTTTCGATTTCTTTTTCTAAGTCATCGATTTTATTAATAACGTTATCCATACCTGAAACTTGTGATTCTAATTCCGACAATTTAGCTAATAAATCATCCATCTTAGTACTTACACCATCAACAGAAGTTTTTGTTTCTTCAGTTTTATCAACAATATCTGTTACATCTACTTCTACGGTATCTTCACCACCTAATGGTTCTTCAGTTGCGAATTCATCTTCTACCTCAGTATCACCAAAAGGATCAGTTTCACCCTCAGTATCTGCACCTTCCTCTGTTTCACCTTCAACGTCACCAAATGGATCTTCTAAAGTTTCTTCTTCAGTGTTTGTAGTAGTATCCTCTACTTCTTCTGGTGTCTCTTCAGTATCTGCAAAAGGATCTTCTTCTTCCGCAGGTGGGTCTTGTTCTGTTATATACATACCATCAAATAAAAGATTATCTTCATCTTTTTCTTCTTCTGGCACATAGAAAGTATATTCCAATAACTGTCTATATCTTTTTAAATCTTCGGATAATAAATTTTTCTTACTCATATTACATTAATAGTTGTCTACCATCATTAGTCTTATAAACTTTGTTTACTCTTTCAACGATTTCTTTTCCGTCATTAATTAAACATTCATCACCTTCACACTCTTTTTGTTTATTGGTGTCATTAAGAAAATTATCTAATTTATTTTCCAAAGTTTCTTTTTCCTTAGTATCTTTTTTAGTTTCCATAATACTTTTTATTTATAAATATTAAGAAATTAGGAAAAATCTCTATTAATTGTCAATATTTTTAATTCTTCATTTTTAATAATTAACATTTTATTTTGATAATTGTCCCAATCTATTTTTACATCTAGATGATTTATGTTCCCACTATCAGTATCACTTATAATTTCAATTAATTGATTAAGTGCGTTGATCGTATAGAAACATTCTCCTTTTTTATGTACAATAATAGTCGGTGGGTAAAATGAATTTGTGTCAACTCTTTGACCTTGATTTAACCTAACCATAAAGGTTAAAATCTTTTTGTCTTCTTCGTTAAAGGTATATTGGAAAATGTTTTTATCTAATATTTTAAATCTGTTGTATAGATATTTCTTAAAACTATCTATTTTATCCAAATATACAAAAGACGCTAGCGTTATAATTTTATTGTTCGATTCCATAAGTATAAATGTAGGGAATATATCTGTTTTTGTTTTTTATTTTATAAATAAAATCCTTACATTTATTAAATATCTCAGAATCTATCAAAGTATTATTCGATAAGTTTTTAATCGTTTTAATTATTTTTTCTTTTTTACCTTCAATTAAAGATAATACATTCAAATCTATACCAAATATTAAGTTTTCACCATATATATAAATCATATCATTAGGTGAAATATAGGTAGTTGGGTTTTTTAAACTCAATATTTTTCTTATAATTCTAAAGTTTACCATTTTTTTACCATATAACAAGTCCAAATAAACATATGGGATGTTTTCCCCAAAAGAATTATAACAAAAAGAAATAAATGAATCTAAATCTGATTCATATTCTGATTTTCTTTCTTTTGTTGTGAAAGTCCAAAATAATTTAGAATTAATTTGTTTGTGTAAAATAGATACCCCATCTTCAACAAGTTCTTTTGTTTTTTCCCAACCTATAATTAACGTAGGTAACCTATCGTCAATGGTATCTAACTTACGACAAATCTTAAAGTTTTCTAACTCCAAATTAAAACTTGTTACTATATTTCCAACATACATATTACAAATATAATAATTTTTTTTAAAAAATACAATTATGGGTTAAATAAATCTATCAGTGGTAATTTATCTTTCTTATCAACAAATGTTTCTAATACTTTTCTAAAAATTTTAAGTGTTGTATCATTTTTAGTTCCTTTGTATTGTTGGGAAATTTCCTTTGTTTTTAAAAACATTACGTTACTACCCAAATTACCTGTTTCATTTTTTTCTGAAGAATAATCAAATGCGGTTTTTCCTGTTGTACTACCGACTTCTTTTGCGTTTTTCCAAACTTTTATTGACACATCTAGAGAAAGTTTATTATTATTGTAATAATTTTGTGGTGTTAATAAACCACTTTCACCATAGTAATCGTAATATTGTTTTCTACCCACCATATATAAATAACCTGCGGGTCTATACCTATATTCATCACCTTTATAAATATTATAGTAAGTTAATCCAGATAATTTTGTGGTTAATTTGTCACCCGAAAAAGTAACATTTTCCCATTCACTTAATGAATTATCTGTAGAAGATCTAAAATAATATGCCAAATCTACATTATATCCTTGTTGCGTTTCCCCAGAAGTTGTAGGTGTCACAGAAAAATATTTATTATCATCTCCCGAAACCACTTCAATACTAGAACTATTATATCTTACCGTAGATCCTGAAAATTCTGAAGATGTTGGGAATTTAACTTCGTTCTTTTGGTATTCACCTTCTGACCAATTTAATTGATTGTTTTTTAAATTGTTTGATTGTGCTAAAATGTTTGATAGAAACATAGTAACTTGTGAGTTACTGACTATTCCATTTGATGTTAGGGTGCTCTCAAAATTGTTTAGTATATCTGAAGACTGTATAATACTATTAGGTACACCTATCAATTCTAAATTGGCTTGTGTTATTTGTGTAAAGTCAAATGGTTGATTCGCAACTTCGTCTCTAATACCTATTCTATAAAGTACATCTGTAGAATTTAAATTAGTAAATTGTATTCTAGGTGTTGAATCTGTCGCACTTAAATCTAAATCCTGAGTAGTTAATATTTCTGTTGATGGTTTAGTCTGATATTGTGATTGTCTTAAACCTTTAAAACTAGTTGTCATATGGTTAGGACTGATACTATGATCAACACTAGTAATTAAATAAGCCCCATTAAAAAATGGTACATTTTGTAAATCAAAATACATTAATGGTTGTATATTCATACAACCTAATGCGTTTACACTACAAGTATACGACCTAGTTTTAAATAACCTTAATAGGTTAGTACCAACATTTGAAGCTTGTGTGGCTCCCCTCTTATCGATTGTATCACTAAGTACTGAGAAATATTCTGCAGTTTCTTTATGTTCTTGTTGACTTAAAGAAACATCGGTAAATATAGTTTGATTTTGTGCACCAAAAGCAACTCTAAATGCAACTAAGGAGTATTCTTCTTGATTTGAGTCTGTTGCTTTTTTAGTGTCTAACATATCAGGTGGAATTTCTCCATTTTTAAATGAATAACCATCATTATTAAAGTAATAATTATCCCTTTCTTTTATATCTAAATATTCAGAAACACCACCAACATATATTCCACAAAATATAGGTCCAGAAGCACTATTATCACTTATATTAACTTGTGGTTTAAATATTTTACTAATTTCTGTAGCATTTTTATAATTAATGTATGTAGGTAATATTTGAAATAAAAAATTGTTATCTCTTAATATTTGAGACATCATAAGGTATATACTATTATCTAAATCTTTACTAGTATTTAACAAGCTTTTAAGATTTATTGTAACTTCACTACCTATATCTCTCCACCCTCTATCAATAAACTTAAAATATTTAATTAAGTCTTTTTGTTTATTATCATTACCGCATAAAGAAAAACTTTTATCGTTTGACGATATCCATTTGTTATTTATATTTTTAAAATAATTATATATTTCTAATTTTATTAAATTATTTTGATTTTTCTTCTTATCGTCTTCAGTATTTTTTTCTCCTGTATTATTATCTTTAGAAGTTAGGGAATCAAAAACACTTTTAAATTCAGAAATATATTTATTATACGAACTTATACTTATAGAAAAAGGATCGTTTTCTTGTGGTTTAGGATTAAAAACATTTGGTTTTAATATTATTAAATTTTTAACTTCTTTTATTTGGTTTAAAATAAAATTAGCACCTCGTTTATTATTATTTTCCCCAAACGCCTCATCAGTATATTCTACTATATTCACTTCGAATTTACCTGGATTCTGACTAGTACCGAAATTAATAGAAACAAAACTTTTAAATTCATTTATAAATGCATTTTTAACACTTACAGGTAATTTCAGTAAACTATCTTCTATAGGAACACTTTTAATTTTAGATTTATCTACATTACTACCATATCCTAAGTATGTCATTTTGGATAAATACTCGTTTTTAGGTGTGTCAAAAATACTGTATTTACCTGTAAATTTTATTGGATCAACGCTTTGACTATATCTCCATAATAAACCACCAATAAAATAGACATATAATGAAGGTAGTTGTACTATTCTCGCACCGTTGTATGTGGGAGCACTATAGAAAACAGAATCTAAAAACCCCTCTTTAAAATTTCTAAACGGAAATGTAGATAACAATAAATAAGCTTTCGATTCTTTTGATTGTTGGTTATAGAATTCTCCACCAACCAACTCACTTTCAAATTCCTCGGTTTTGTTATTAGGATTAAATTGTGTTACATTTAAATATTCCCCTACTTGATTAGTTTTACCACTTATATTAATATCCGATATTTTAGTTTTAGATAATGTATCAAATTTGTTATCGTTAGATGTAATAATATTTTTTCCAACATTTTTATCCCATACATTTATAGTATTGTTGGTAGTTAAATTATTATAATTGTAAAAAGTTTTATAATATAAAGAACCTGTGGTTTGTATATCATTTGCATTACCATTGTCAACATTTGTTATATTATTATACTCATCAGTTTCTTTTATTTTAGTAGTAATTTTTTTAGCGTTATTGATTATATCGTTTTCATCAAATAATATAAAATCTATAGAAGGGTTATCCCTATCTTCTCCCAACAAATAACTTCCAAATTTTAATGGTTCTTTAAAAGATGGTTGTCCTACACCAATACCTTTTATAACTATATTGTCTCTATAAAACTTACTTTTAGTTATGTAATCATTAGTAGTAAAATTACCTGACTTCATTTGTTCTAAAACATTTTTTATTAACAATAATTTAGTATTATCTATTTTTAATGTCTCATAAGCATTTAACGCATCGAATTTACCATAATTTTCGTAAGATCCACCTGTTTTACTATTAAAAAGTGAATAATTTTCTAATATACTTAACCTCTCAAAAGTAGTGGATATAAAGTTTTCTTTTACTGTTGGTTCATCGTTGTAACTTCTAAACAATAGATATGGGTTTTGTTGGTAGTCAATTGGGTTTATAGGAAACCAATTATCTGTATCAATTATACTTTTTTTATTTACCGAAATTTGTTGTAAGTCACTTTTTCTTTTAATAAAGTTTTCAAAAACCCTTTCAACAAAATCATACTCTGGAAAATCTGTTCTTCTAGCTTCTTTAATTTCCCCAATATATATTTCTTGTATAGATTCATCTCCATTTTCTCTATAAATTGTTGGCCAAGCAACACTATTTTCATTACCATTTAATAAACTATCTGGTATATCTGTTCTATATCTATTCAATATATTTTTCCTACCATTAGTACTTACTTTTTCTGATTTTTTTGTTATTTCAGATATTGTTTCAACCATCGCTTGCGTATTATTAGCAATAATTTCAAAACAATTTTTTATGTTTGGTAAAAATCCATTATTTTTTTGGAAATTTTCGAATAAAATATCATTACTTTCTACTTGTACAATTTCTCTTTGGGTTTTGATGATACTTTCTAAATCATTAATCTGATCTTGTAATGTTGCTCTTATTTCTCTAAAATCTACTACAATTACTTTAGTTTGATTTAACATTGTCGCATTGAAAAAACTACCATCTTCTACCTCAAACTTAAAATTTTCTACATCAAAGTCACTATTAACCCCCGACTTATCATTTTCATAATTTTTTTTAAGGTATATACCTAAAGAACTGTTTTCAGTATACATTTCTTCCAAAACATTACTGAGAACAAAATTATTGTTAGTTAAATCATTTACTTGTGTAGGTATTATATACCTTTTCCAACTATCTGTTCCATTATTTAAATCAAATAATTTTAAAAAATCATTTTCTTTTGTGTCTTTTTCTAAAAAATTAAATACTGATGAAATACCTGATCCAATATTTTTTATTTTTTCACTATTTTTGTTTTTTAATTTTTGTAAACTATTTTTAGAATTTTGTTTCACGTCTTCATTAGATGCGACATATTCTTGATATGTTTTCATCGCATCATCTAACTGAATTATGTAATTTTTATAATCAGATAAATTAACAATATTAATTAAAAGATAATCTCTTATAGACCAATAATTGTTACTTAAATTTAAAACACCTAGTGAATCAATATTAGAAGTTTCTATTTGTGTTTTATCATTTTTTATTTTTAAATATTCTTTTTGTGTACTATTCTCTCCTTTAAAAGTAAATCCGTCTGTCGATTTACTTTGTTGGTCACTTTGTTTTGAAATGGGGGTACCTAAAAATGATTGAATGTTTTTTAATAAATTTAACTTTGTATTTAAAAACTTTAATAAAGAAAAATTATCACTGTCTAATTTAATTGATTCTGTTTCTACTGTTAGGTTAGAAATTTTTACAAAAAAGTCGTCTATTTTTCTTATTCCTAATGTTTTTTGTTTACTTAACTCTTCACTTTCCGATCTATTAAATATATCATTTAATTTTTGAAACCCTTCTTCAGTATTTACCGCACCTATAATATTACCCAATACCATATCATTTAAGAATGCTTGTTGATATCCTACAAAATTTGCAGTAATATCAAAATTACCTGTACTACCATCAAAATTAGATGTCCAATTTAACATATGTAAACAAAAATCTACTTTTTGCCCAAAATATCCTTTAACAGATAATTTAAATAACGGATAAGGCAATTTGAAAAATACCGCATAAGGTGATAATATATCATTATTAGTAATTGTGTCAAATAATGCGCCTCCTCTAACATCTGTAAATGTTATATCTACTCTAGGTACTAAACTTGCATCATATTTTATACTAATAGACTTAATACCAAAACCTTCAAGAATACCACCACTTGTAGTATTTGCGTTTGTAAAACCACCAATCTCTGTCCAATTAGTTGTTGCATATGTGTTTTGTTCTTTAGGGTCTAATTTACCTTCAGTATTATATTTTATTTTTGTAGAAATAAAATTAACTTCATCCTCAACACCAAATTTTAAAAAATCGTCACCATTATAAGTAACCCTACTTTTTGGGAATGCGGAAAACTTTACATATATAAACATATCTTCCGCAGGATGTATTCCGTTGTTCGGTAAAACCGTATCAACAACAAATACTTTTCCATTACCAGTACCTGTACCTATTTCTTCTACACCGTCACCCATAAAACTATATTTTAAATACCATATAGAGTTCTATACTCTTCTACTTTATCAATGTATTGTTGTAAACTATCTCTAAAGGGGAAAGGTATTACTATTATTTCATTATTTGGAATGTTTTCTTCTACTCCACCATATTGTGGATTGGCTAATAATATTAACCAACCATGATATGGATTATCATAATATTTTTGACTTAATCTATCTAATCTACTAAATTCTGATCTATAAACAACACTTTTATCTGTAGATTTCGGGTCTAACTTTATAAAAGGTAGTGGTTTATAAGTACCGTCTACTTTAAAACTTTGATATCTATCATAATATTCTTTTCCCATCTATTTTAAGTTAAACCATCTTTTGTTATTGTAAATGTTTTAGTGATTTTAGTTTTACTCTTATTTTCACTTAAAAAGGCGACAACTCTAACTTTATCTTCTGTGCGTTTAGTATAATCTTTATTTTTCTTTTCTTGATCCTTTAATGATTCGATAGCTTTATTATATGCTTTTTTATATTGTTGTGTCTTAAATGTTTTGAAATTATCTTTTGCAGTTTCTAATTCTTGTTGTTTAGCATTAAGATCTGAATCGTTTGTAGATAATATTGTTGGGTCTGCTATATCACCATTTATTTCTTTTAATGAAATAGAACCAGAAGAGTCTGTATCTGTAGTGTTTTCTTTTTCTTTAGAACCTATCTTAATTTTATACTCTATCTTATTGTTCGGATTAGGATCATTACCTATAACAATATCTGCGGGTGGTGTTCCATCTTTTGATTTAATAGTTACACTTAAACCTGTACCTGCAACTATTTCTAAAACATTATCACCATCCCCATCTGCATCATCACCAGTTTCTGAGTCTTCTAACTGATCTATCACACCTTCTTGTTTTAAATCTTCAATAAATTGATTTAGAGCTTCTTGTCCACCTAACCCTTCCTTCCTAACTTCACCCAATTTCAAACCGTCTACTATTTTACCATTTTTAATTGTGTCCGATCTAGGGTCATATATTTCAGTATTGGCATAATAATTAAACGACACTGCATTTTGTAATCTATTGATAGGTCCGTTTAGTGATTGTCCACCAATTAAGTCTATAGACATTTGTACAGTAGCAATCATAGGTTGTACCCCAATACCCTCAGGATTTAAATCATATTTAATACCACCTCCCGCATCGTAACTTACAGACAAACTTTGTATTGCAATTTTTGTATAGTAAAAATCACCTATTCTCAATATACATATTGGTGGTCTACCAAACGAAAGGTTTTGTGGTCTTATATCGTCACCTTTATCATATATACTAGGTCCCTGTCTTAAACATTGATTTAAGAATGTTAATCTACTATTTAAACCTTCAGGTGTGATACTATGAAATGTAGGGTTAAAATATTTTATTTTTTCCGATATTGTTTTAAAGTAATTTGGGTAGTTTTCATCTATAAAATCAAAATAAGCACTTTCATCTATTAAAATACTATCAATTAACTTAATATCTTCAGGGTCGTATGTACCTGCAGCATTTTTTTGTTCTTCTTTTTTAGCCTGCGCACTTTTAGCACTCTCTGAATCATTCTGATATGTTATTTCTACATAAGCTTCAGTACCATCTCTAACCACTCCGTTTTTTACATATTTTATATTTTTAGTACCTAACTGATTTCTAAGTTCATTTCTAACTTCAGTCGCTCTATCGTCAGCATCTTTTTGAGCTTCTTTAGTTTTTTGGTTTAGATTTAAACCTTCTTTTCTTTTTTCTTCTTTTCCTGAGTACCCATCAACAGTTACCTTTATACTAGGATTATCTGTGCCTACTAATTTATCTAATTGACCTTGTATCTTGCTAACAATAGTATTTAATTGATTTTCATCGTATACTTTGTCAGATGCATTACATTCAGAATTATCAGTAGGGCAATTATATTCTAAATTGGCTTCTTCTTTAAAAGTTTCAGAACTATTATCCACTTTTTGAGTTTTTTTCTCATTTAATTTTTTTAATATTTCATCTTTATCTCCTTGTGAAACCGTATTGTCTAAAGCATTAAGAAAGTCATCGGGTGCAACACATCCCGCTAAAAATCTTTCTATTAAATTATTACTTTTCCCTCTATATCCATTAATAACTCTAGGATGATCAACAACTATTTTAAAACTTAATGAACCCGTTCTTGTAACATTATTATAAGTATATACAGGTTCGTTTCTACCAATAAAATCTGTTTTATTCCAATTTGCAGATGTGTTTTCATCAAATGTCAAATCATATGGTGGAAACCACATTATCCTACCTTTATTACCTGTTAATTTATCACCAGGTCCAATTTCACTTACAGGTAAATCTGCTAAATTATCCGACCAAGCTAAATTTTCTATAGATAACATAAATTTCTTTTTAGTGGATGTCGAATCTTCTAATGTAGGATAATATTTAGGTTGTCCTGCGTCAGTTAATACACTTAAAGATTTTTTAATACTTGTAGTAGAAAAACCTTTATTACCTTTTGGTGATGTGAATAAACCTGTGTTTCTTATTGCGTTTCTGTAATTATACCTATCATTAACAGTCCATACCCTACAATAATTACCATTTGCTTCCGCATCTATTAATAATGATTCACTAATAGCGTTACCCCTACTAATCAATCTATTTTGTTTTTTATCTTTAAAGAATTTTTTAGTTTGATTAATATAAACACCGTCTTGATTATTATCAACTAATTGTTGTGTTTTATATAATAGTGTTTTTTCATTAAAGTTTTGTTCACCACCAGTAGTCCAAAAGAATTTGTTTGGTTCACCGAAAGGTTCTCCTACCCCTTCTATGTCAGTTCTTTGTCCATTACCACTAGTGTCTACATCTCCATTAAAATCAGAACTATCAAAAGTTTTCGTAATTAATGCACCTCTATTTGTACTTTTTTCTGAACCAATGTAATATCTTCCATTCGTACCTTCTTCAGATGTACCTTGTAATCTTCTATCATTATATAATGGACGATATGAATTTCTTTTTAATAACTCAAAAGTAAATTGTACTTGTGATAGACTAGTTCTTTCTAATAAACTACCCATTCTAATTTCTACACCCATTGTTGGTTCAACACCTTCTTGTGCGTCAGGATCACCACCAGGTATTTTATTACTACTATTGTACTCATTCCACCCTATCGCATCGTTTGGTAATGAATCAGAAATAACAGGATTACCCCTTAATTTATTTACATAATTGTCAACTATATTACCCAAAGGTTCTGTTATATAACCTGTACTATCAGTATTTGGGTTCGCCTCATCCTCAACTTGTGCAATTTTATTAATAATACTATTTTCTAACTCAACACCACCAACAAGTCCCAAAGATGTTTCACTTTGGAAATTCAATCCTTTATAATTATCAATAACATTAAATGGAAGTTCAACACCAACACTATCACCATTAGGTATCAATCCAAATCTATCAGAAGAATAGGATGTTGGATACGGTTTTCTTTCTCTTTCCCCAAATTCTTCGGGAACAGGTTTTGGTAAGGTTGGTGGAATTGTTAAATTATATGTAACATACTCATCATTTTGTGGTGAATATGGATTTAAATTAACGTTTTGAGTTGTTCTAAAAAAAGTTCCTAAAGGAAACATTTTCTT